CCGATCATTGGAGACTTAGAACCTAAGTCCGTGATTGACTCCACTTATTTCTTTTGTTAAATGCACCACTATTCTTTATTTGATAGCTTTTTTATGCCTCCTACTATAGTAGTAGTGTCTGAAGAGAGACTAAAGGCAGCTGAACTTAAAGCTAAAGAGAAGCAATTGTTACAAGTTAAAGTACAACTTGAGAATCTACAAGAGTTCTATGATAAACTAGATGCTGAGGTGAAAACCTTACAACCTTCTAAAGAACCACAATCTCTCGAGGAGGCATTAACTGGTGAGTAGAACCATCCACAAGACAGACAAACCTGTAACACTTGAGGGATTCCAAGCAATACTAGCACCTAGTAAGTTTGGTTATTCACTCTCGGCTGTAGTCGATAGTAAAACTATTGATACATTAGAAAATGAAAGGACTGAAGTTCTTAAATGGGCAGAGTCCAAATTAAAAAACCCCAAGCGCAGCACTTTACGTCCCGAGCCATGGGAAGAAGTTGCCGATGGGAAATATAAGATTAAGTTCTCTTGGAATGAAGAGACTAAACCTCCTGTTGTCGATACAGAAGGTGTACAAATAACTGACGTTAAGACGCCACTTTATGCAGGATCTACTGTTAAGCTGGGTTTCTATCAAAAGCCTTACCTTTTACGGGATGGGGTTACCTATGGTAGCAGCCTTAAGTTGGTTGGTGTTCAAGTTGTCTCAGTAAAAGGTGATGCTGGTGTAGATACTGGAGATCTAGATGCTAATGAAGTAGCTGAATTATTTGGCAAGACTTCTGGATTTAAAACATCCGATCCTAATGTCACTACTGAACCTTGCTCTTTAGAAGATGACGACTTTTAGATCACAACTAGAGAAAGACATTGCAAAACTATTGGAAGGTTTGGGAGTATCTTACAAGTATGAGTCTGAGAAACTTGGCTATACAATTGAGCATCATTACACTCCTGATTTCGTTCTCCCTAATTATAAATACCTCGAAGCAAAGGGATACTGGTCGGCAGCAGACCGTAGAAAAGTACTTGCTGTTAAGAAACAAAACCCAGATGTAGATCTGCGGATGGTGTTTCAGTCACCTTATAATAAGATTTCAAAAAAATCTAAAACAACTTATGCTCAGTGGTGCGAACGCCATGATATACCATGGACGCACTACCATGACATTCCACTCGATTGGTTGATATGAGCGAATCAGAATTCGTTAGGCACATGCCTTGCGATAACTGCGGTTCATCCGATGCAAAATCTTTGTATTCGGATGGACATACCTACTGTTTCGTTTGTCACGATAGAACAAGCGGCGACAATGAAGTTATTCACAATAACAAGGACGCAAGAGCTGTGTACCTAACAGGATCAGCCGAACGGCTGCATAAACGAAATATATCTGAGAAAACATGTAAGTTCTATCAAATAAATGTTGATGGAAATGAACTAAAGTTCCCTTACTATGATCAATCAGGTGTATTAAAAGGTATAAAAACCAAAACAAAACAAAAAGACTTCCGTTATGAAGGAGTTTCCACTGATACCCTATTCGGTCAGCATAGGTTTCCTAATACTGGTAAACGTATTGTTGTTACTGAGGGTGAACTAGATGCTGCGTCTTGCTATGAAGCTATGGGCGGTTGGCCAATGGTATCTCTACCACATGGAGCAGCATCTGCGAAAAAGGATATACAAAAACAAATACCATTCTTCCAAGGTTATGAGGAAGTTGTACTTTTCTTTGATGGAGATGAAGCAGGACGTAAAGCATCGGAGGAGGCTGCTACGGTACTCCCACCAGGCAAAGCTAAGATTGCTAGACTCGAGGGTTACAAAGACCCCTCGGAAGCGCTACAAGCAAATGATTCAGAAGCTATTCGCAAAGCTATCTGGGATGCTAAACCGTACAGACCGGACGGAATAGTTGACGGAAAATCTTTACTAGAAATAGTAACTACACCTACACCACCAGCTGATCATGACTACCCCTTCAAAGGATTACAAGAACGACTACACGGTATCAGGTACCAGGAACTTACAACGGTTACTAGCGGATCTGGTCAAGGAAAATCCACATTCTGTAGGCAACTTGCAACTCACCTTCTTGAGCAAGGGGTACGGGTCGGCTACTTGGCACTTGAAGAATCTAACCGTAGAACCGCACTCGGATTAATGAGTACTCATGCAGGAAAAGCGTTGCACATCGGCGAACACTCGAGAGAGGTTCTTGAGAATATATACAATGAAACTCTGGGCAACTGGAATTTGTATCTTTTTGATGGGTTCGGCTCCTATGATCCTGATATCATATATAACCGTTGCGAATATCTCGCATTGGGTCTCGACACAAAGGTCATCTTCTTAGATCACCTCTCCATACTATTAAGTGGACTTGAAGGTGATGAGCGTAAGATGATTGATAAAACTATGACTAGATTAAGGTCATTAGTTGAGCGTACTGGAATATCTTTATTCCTTGTATCACATTTAAGGAGAAGTAATAATGATAGGACTGCGCACGAAGAGGGAGGAAAAGTGTCCCTTAGTCAGTTGCGAGGATCTCACGCAATTGCTCAATTATCAGATCAAGTCATTGCCCTCGAAAGAGATCAGCAGAGCGAGACTGAACGAGATGTCACGACTCTTAGAATCATTAAGAATCGTTATTCAGGCGAAACAGGTTTCGCTGGAAAGATAAGATATAATTTATCCACTTCACGATTCACTGAACATGAAACTTCGGAATCACCAGTTTTCAACCCCTCCACGGATTTTTGATGGAGGATACGAACATCCATGGTATAAACATGCTTCCAAGAGTCCAGTAATGGAATGGAAGGAACCATTAAAATTGAATAAACCTAACCCACCAACAGAAGAGGCAGTTAAACGTGCCCAATTCAAAGACAAAACCTACCACTGGAATAGGTCCAGTGATATTCGACCTAGAAGCCAACGGTCTACTAAATAATGCTACCCACATCCACTGTATTGTACTTAACCATGTCCAAGAAAATAGAACAGATTCGTTCAACGATGAGTGCCCTGGCAAAGGGATGTCTCAACCTGTGGTTAGAGCAGTCCAACACCTCGAAATGGCTGATTATATCATCGGGCATAATATCGTGGGTTATGATTTACCTCTTATTAAATCTCTCTATCCTTTCTTTAGTCCCACTGGTATTATTATTGACACTCTCATTTTATCTAGGTTATATCATCCGAACTTATTCGACATAGATAAGAGAAGAAATTGGAAACATATGCCATTACAATTATATGGACGCCACTCCCTTGAGTCTTATGGATACAGACTAGGTGAATACAAAGGTAACTTTGCTAAGACTACTGATTGGAAAAATTGGTCTCAAGAGATGGAGGATTATTGCGTTCAAGATGTTAAAGTAACCACCAAACTATGGAATCATTTCCTACCATACCTGAATGGGTAACATTTGAACATCAGGTCGCACACATACTAACACAACAGGAGATTCATGGATGGTATTTTGATGAACAAGCTGCACGGAAACTTGAATCTACTCTCAGAAGAGAATATGAAGAGACTACGCAACTACTACGAAACAGGCATCCTTTCGTCAAAGGATCAGAATTTACTCCTAAACGAACTAACTCAAGAACAGGATACGTTGAAGGAGCTACACTCACAAAATTAAAGGAGTTCAATCCTACATCAAGGGATCACATATCATGGATCTTACAAACACACTATGGCTGGACTCCTACATCACTGACTGCATCAGGGAAGGCGGTTATAGACGAGACCGTCTTAAAGGAGCTTGGAACGGATATTGCTCTGAGTTTTCTGAAACTCTTGGATCTGACGAAGCAGTTAGGGATGATATCCGAAGGCGTGAACGCATGGCAGAAGCTATGTACGAAGTCTAGGATACATCACCACTGTTCAACCGCAACACAAACTTTTCGTTGCGCCCACCGATCTCCAAATTTAGGACAGGTGCCAAGTGATGAAAGGTTCAGACGTTTATTTACTGCTACACCAGGTATGCGTATGGTTGCTGCTGATCTTAGCGGCATTGAGTTACGGGTTCTTGCTCACTATCTCGGCAGATTTGATGACGGGAGATACGCGAGAGTGCTTCTCGAAGGGGACATACACCAAGAGAATGCTGACAAAATTGGAGTCACTCGTAGACAAGTAAAAACAATTACATACTGCTTTCTTTATGGAGGCGGAGACCAGAAATTAGGATATAGCTATGACCCACTACTTCCCGAGGACGAGGCGAAAAAGAAAGGAAAAGAAATACGGAAAGCTTATGTCGATGCCATTCCAGGTCTTAAACAACTGTTGGAAGCGGTACACAAAGCTAGTACGAGGGGTTTTCTTCATGGACTCGACAACCGTCGTATCCTCGTTGACTCGAGGCATAAGTCCGTCAATTACCTCATACAAGGATCGTCAGCGATCATCGCGAAAAGATGGATGGTATTAACACATGAAAATCTACCAAAAACTGCTAGACAACTTGCATTCATTCATGATGAATTACAATTTGAAGCGGAGGAAAAAGATGTAAATGATCTTAAGTTCCTTCTAGAGTTATCTGCTACCCAAGCTGGGGA